GAAATCATAACCTGGTGACCCTTGGCGCTCGCCTGCATGAGCAGGTCCGACCAGCTCAGGAGGAACTCACGCGAGTACGCCTTGCCGGGCAGGCAGAAGATGACCTTCATTATAAATTTCTAACGAAAGGTATCTCTAAGCCTTCTTGCAGAGGGTGTCCGTGAAGCGAGTCCAGTCGGCTCCATACTTCTTGGTACAATCCTCGGCGACCATCTTGCCGAGCATGGACCCGGACGGCAGCTGGGCCGGGTTGGGCTGGATGGCAGCGCTCAGAAGATCGGTCGACCCCGTCGGTGAGGCGTCGGCGAAACTGAGGCGGCGGCCCATGAAGAAAATCAGGAACAGGATCGTCAGGGCAAGTACGGCAATGATGATATTTCGGCGACCAAACTTCATCGTTACTGAAAGTCTATATTTTTTTCAGGGCCTGTAGTAATATGAAAGGACTTCCGCTGACCCCTTTCACGGCCAAGTCCGAGGGCCTCTGTATTTTCGGCCAGGGCGACTGCGGCGCCAAGGCGTCGTCTAAATCGACCATCGACATCGAGACTCTCAACAAGTCCGTCTCGAACTTCCTGTCCGAGAAGGCTGCCTCTGCGACCGCCTCGGCCGTCAATATCAATGACATGACGATCAAGATCGGCGAGTTGCGCGGCGGCTGTGATATCGATGCCTCACAGAAGATCAACTCGACGGTCAAGGCCCTAGCGTCCATGGACTCGGTCGACACGAAGGAACTTCAGAACACGATCAAGAACGCGGCCAACGCCCAGATCGATCAGGCGGCCAAGGCGAAGAGTGGGTTTTTTGCGACGGCCCCGTCCGACACCAAGACCGTCAGTGACTACAAAAACAAGGTGTCGAACATCGTCGAGGTGAACATCACGGACAAACAGAAAACCGATGCATTCGCTTCCGTCTTTAACAAGAACACAAAGGTTTTGGATATAGGCATCTGTGGCGACGGTCCGGGTGCCACAAATTCAGCCAAGATGAATGCGTCGCAAAATATTCAGAGCGATCTGGTAGCCCAGGCCCTTCTGAAGAGTGTGAGTTCGTCGCTCGTCGCGCTCGATGCGACAAACACGACGTCGGTCGCCGTCGCCCAGTCATCCGAGGCCAAGTCTGGCGGTCTCGAGGACGTTATCTCGGCGATTTTCGCTGGACTTGCAGGAATGTACGGAGTGTACGCAATTATACTGATTTGCTGCTGCTGTATTTGCTGCTGCGGCCTTGTCGGCGTCGTGGCTATGGGTGCGGGTGGCGGCGGTGGCAACGCAAACATTCCCACGCCTTCGGCCATGCCGGGCGGTGTGACGCTTTCGGCCGCGCCGCCTTCTTTTGCGGTTCCGGCCTAGGCCGTCTTGACTCCCTTCTTCTTCATCACGAAGAATATGGCGATTAGAGCAAAAATAAGAAATAAACACAATCCACCTAATCCAAGGCCTATAGCAAGGCCTTTTTTGGAATTGGGAGCTGCCGAAGTCGTAACCGCGCCTTTAGCAGGTCCACTGGCCACCGCCCCACCACCCGGAGGAGGCGGAGGGGACGCCCCACCACCTGAAGGAGGAGGCGGGGGAGGCGGGTTGATATCCTGAATAGTACAGCCTGCGTTCAGATTGCCACCGGACATTTTTTCGACGGTAATATTCTGGAAGCACGCATTGATCTTGTCTTGGCACAGACCTGGTTGGTCCGCAGCAGGTTGAGAGATCACCGTGCCCGCGCTGCCAGTCTTGGCGATCGTACATTCATCACAGGCGCAAAAGGATTTGAGAGCCGTCGTCATGAACGTCGCACCCAGCGTCTTGTACTTGCCGACCTTGTCGGAGATCGATTTGCACCCGGGAAGCTCCGGAGTCCTGAGACAATCGTCGACCGAACGATTCGTCGCGTTATAACACGCGCAGGCGGGCGAGCTGGGGTTCGTGCCGCACTTGAGAATGACCATCTGATTCGCCATGTTCTTCTCGCCGTCCGAACCCGTCTTGAAAACCTGATTGATGGCGTTGACGCACCGAGGATCGGTGGTCCAGTCGGGCTGTGAAGAACACAGACCCATCTTGACGGTGTTGTATGACGCCGAGCCGGGATTTTGAGGGTTCAACCAACCGATGCATTGCGGTGTGTCTATTCTGTTCCAGTCGGCACAGAACGTGTTTCGCATATCTTTGACGTCATTCGGACCGACACCCATGGACGCCAAGTTATTGAAAGTACTTTGATTAGTAAGATCTATCGGAACCTGTGAAACTATTATACCGTCCGGCCGGTTACCCGGGTTCCAGCCATTCACAAAACACGCGCCAGGCTGGTTATCCCTGTTCCAGACTTTGTTGCCGCCGTCGGCTGTCAAGTTTCCACACGTTCCGACACGAGATCCACCATAATCCGCCGCCTCGTCTATACCATCAAAGACGTTGAGATTCAGGCCCGCCTTGTAACCAATCGGTACCACGACTGAATTGGCACCACCTGCATTCGGCATACTCCGCGGCCAAAATCCACGCCCGACTGGCGCGCAGCCCGACTGTCCGGTGGCATCCGTGCAAATCTTGACTTTCGTGTCGCCATTCGCGGGCAGTATACCCGGTCCAGGCTTGTGTTGCGAAGGTTTGGTCGTCCCCGCCTTCTTGATCCACATACGGCGCCCTCGACCTTCGTTATATCTGGAAACACCGGGTTCAGGGCCACCATCGCTAGTTTTGACCATGGCGGAACCGAACAGGTTGTACGTCCATCCACTATTTTGCGTATCCCACGGAGCCATTCCGCGAACGCCCCAACAGTCATCTTGCTCGGCGCACACGGCCAAAGCCAACTCCTTCTGATGAACCTCATCGGGTTTCTCACCCCTAGAATACCCGCCAAGAAAAGTGATGGGTCTCCATATATTCGTGGACTGCCTATTGTTCGGGTAATAATTATAATTACCGATTGCTTCATTCCACGTGTCAGTCATCCTAATTTGTACTGATAAAAAAATTCCATCAAGTAGAGTTAGGGATGAGGGCCACGATCGCCCGTCCGTTCTATGATTGGGACGGGCGCAAGTACATAGAGCTACGTATGGACGACACTGGCAACGTCCTACGTACGAAGGTGCCCTGGAGATACAACCGCGTCATGTGCCGCGTAGAAGGGATTCGCCCGATCCAGGAATTTGAATCGGGTGAATCTGTCGAAGTTTTATTGGATAAAAAGGTGTGGGATGGTGAGACCTTCTGGGTTCTTAATTCGATCAGACCTGCTTAGACATGTACAGGACGAACAGGATCAGAAAAATTGCGAATAGAATCCGGACCAACACGCCCGTGCGCGTCGTGAGCGGGGCCGATGCGTACGGGGCGCCCTCGTATGTGTACCCGGACTTGCCAGCCGCGGGCGCAAGCGCCATGTAAACTCCGGCGCCCTCGGACGCCGTAGACGGAGAAGGGGCGCTCGCAATGTCGTCTCTTGCGTTCGCGACGCACTGGCGAAGGGTGTGCAGACACTTGGTTGTATTCTCGACCATCTTCTTTTGGGCCGCAGCCTTTGCCACTATGGCCGCCTTCTCAGCCTCTTCGGCCGCCTTTTGTGCGGCGATACGGTCGACCTCGGCCTTTTCGGCGGCAGCCTTGGCTTCAGCCGCGGCGCGCTCGAGGGCCACCTTTCTCGCCGCGTCCTGCTCTGCCGCAGCCTTCTCCGCCGCAAGCTTGGCCGCAGCGGCCGCAGCAGCCGCCTCCTGCTCAGCCTTGATGCGCGCGACAGCCGCCTCGGCATCAGCCTTGGCCTTGGCCTCGCGCTCGGCCTGCGCCTTTGCGGCCGCCTCGAGAATCGCGATGCGCTCCATGAGCGCCGCGAGTGTAGCCGCGGCCTGAGCCTTGGCGGCCGCGGCGGCATCGGCTGCAGCCTTGGCATCAGCATCAGCCTTAGCCTTTGCGGCCGCGGCGGCATCGGCGGCAGCCTTTGCGTCAGCCTCCGCCTTGGCCTTTGCAGCCGCATCACGAGCGGCAGCCGCTGCGGCCTCTGCGGCGCGCTGTTCGGCGGCAGCACGTGCGGCCCGCTCGGCCTCGGCAGCCGCTGCGGCGCGTCTAGCAGCCTCGGCCTGTGCGGCCCGTGCGGCCTCAGCCTGCGTCTGACGCGCCTTCTCAGCCTCCGCGGCGACTCGCGCCGCCTCGGCCGCCTCGGCCGCCTGCTTTGCCGCCACAGCCTCGGCCTGTTTACGGGCAGCCTCACCCCGCAGCCCCTGAAGGAAAGCGCCGCCCGAAGTTTGGACACCGGGCTTCTTCCAGGTCGGCCGCTGGTCGTTCTGGATAGGCGCGCCGAATGAGCTCTTTAACCAGCAATTTTGACCGGCCGAATTGGTTGCGAACCCGACGCATTCGCTCCGGTCATTGCACCGATCCGCGCAGTCGTTTGGATCGGAATTTGGAAACTCCTGAATGTCATTCCCCGGGTAATCGACGCCGTTCTCCGGACCTTCGTACGTTTTTAATGAAGCGATATTCGTGTTAGAGGCCCATATGGCCTGGTTGGTCAGATCATATATGACAATATTCCGATCGTTCCGCATCACAAGACGATATTTTCCAGGCACCCCTTTGCCGTTCGTTTGTGAAGACCAAAAAGCGCCCTGATTATTGGTAGGACCCGTCCCCGCATACAATACGAGATTTCCATCGGTTTGCATGATGACGAATCCTCCAGGCCGCCCGCTCGTATTCGACGCCCAGAACGGCTTGTCCTCCTGATACCCGACGAAGTTACCATCGGTTTGCATGATAAGTTTGTAACGCTTGTTGGCGCTCTGAAGAAATCCATTCGGCTGGAGAAATTGATTCGGTAGGAGCGTGTCGCTTCCATTGGTTCCTAAAGAATAGGACATACTAATCGAGCCGCCTATCAACTTCACGCCGCCTCCCTGAGGCTGAGAATTCGCGTTTCCCATAATTACTCTTTACACAGATTTTTTCGCCATGACGAGAGCGGCCACTATGCTCGCGATCGACAGGACGACGACCCACATAGGGTACCCACCGCCCATCTCAATAGGGTACACGACGCCCTGCGCCGCGTACGTCGAGACGCCTGGTGGCGTCTTTGAAGCCTCGGCCGACTTTTGCGTCGCAAATTTCGCCATGCATGCTTTCGCGGCATTGTCTATTTTTATACGCTGATCCATCGTCACGACGGATATGACGCTCTCGGCCAAGCACTGCATTTTTTGCTGCCCGGCGTCTCGGACCTCCATCACCTTTTCCTGTAACGCCACGGCTTTTACAGCCCCCTGCTGGGTTCTGGAACCGCCCTTAACGAGTTCGATAATCTTATTAGGATCGTTAATATACAGAAAACGGGACTCTCCATCCGCGTCAGTGTACACGACGGCGCGCACGGCGGGTTCCCTGATTTGCCAAGCCTGTAGACGTGGAAGATCAGCACCACCCGTGACATTCTCAGCTGGCCCGGCCTTACCCATATTTATGCTCCCGACGGACTTTGGGTAATCCTTCGATACCGCCTGACCATCTTTCATGTTTTTCTGGACCAAATCTATAAACACGCCCAGATCGGTCTGATCGTTGAGTACGAACTGATCGATCGTCTTGGTGTCGCCACTCGTGCGGTAAAGCGAGGCCGCTCCCGTAGTCTTGTCGAATTTCACACCGCCTTCCGATGACTGTGCACCGCCCATTTACCATAGACTTAGATTTTTTGAGCCACGATCCATAGCAGGATCACGAGCAGAATCAGGATCAAGATGAGCCTCCAGTTGGGCCCCGGGCCGCCGTAACCCGAAAGGACGAACGGCGAGCCTTCCATCATGTACGTCGACGACATGGAACTATTCGTCAGCGGGGCGCTGTTCGCGATCATCGCAACCTGGTTCGGCGTCAGAGTCGTGTTGAACCAGTACGCGTTCCTGACCTTGACGGTCGGGGCGGTCAGGTTCTGTTGATTCCATCCAAAGGTTGAGGGAGTGGGCGGCGCGAAACCAACGGCCATAACAGCGCTTCCGGCCAACACTCCATTGTGATACAGAAAGGCTTGGCGCGTCGTACCGTTATAAATGGCCGTTATGTTGTAATAAGTATTATACGTAGGAGGCGTCTTGTGTGTATTGAGGGCGATTTCAGAACTGCCAATGTGCAATTTAAACCAAGTATTCCCACCGGTGCCTGCGGGGAAAAGCCACAAGGCCGGGTGTCCGGGGTGATCGCCTTGGCCAATTACGCGCATCAGTGATCCGTTTGGCAACGTCGCCATGTTAATGTCGATCGATAACGTGAACGAACCGCTCGCCGTCACATCCTTAGGCTGATTAGATACTATCGGGGCAGGGCTCGTCGTAATTGTCAATTCCTCCTTTTGAATCGGCTGACCGCCCAAAAGAATTTTTTCGCGCGTGTTGACGGCCTGTTGCGAGCACGCCTGCATGGCGTCCTGAATGTCAGATGGGGTTCCCCCGGGTCCTGCCAAGTCCCCAAATGTTTTACCCGTTGGGAGACACGGCACGAGACCCCCGATAGGTTCAGCGTCTTTACCGGCCGGAAGGGCCATTCCCGTGGGGCACCCGCTCGTCGCCGGGACGACAATAACACCTTTTGAATCCCAATAATTAGAAAATTTCTTGCCTGCATCATCACATGCGACACCAGATCCCCCTTGGAACATCGGCGAAGCGGCAAAAAGTTTATTAAGTCTGGCAATGTTATCAGCACCCGTCGTGTACTGAGCCGATGCGGGCGCAGGGGCCGGAGCCAACCCTATGAAGCTCGCGGGCGCAGGGGCCGGAGCCAAACCCATGGAGATTGTGGGTGCGGCGGCCGGAGCCAAACCCATGGAGATTGTGGGTGCGGCGGCCGGAGCCAAACCCATGAAGCTCGCGGGCGCGGGCGCGGAAGCCAAGGCTGGAGCCATTGTGGTGGCCGTCATGCACCCCTGGAAGTCCGCGAGGCACTCATCCACCGTCTTCACGTAAGCGGCAGCCGGAGCTGGAGCCGGTGCTGGAGCCGGTGAAAACATTTACTATGTACTTAGAAAATAGTCGGCATTAAAATGCAAGATGGGAACGCTTTCGCGGTGTGGAATTCTACTTGAAAATTGCAGTCCCGAAATAAAAAAGGAACTCACTGTCAGACCAGTGACAAATGCTCTTGGGATTACCGCCCCTTCCTTCAAAGTTTGGAGACGATTCGAAGAGACAAAGACAGTTTGCGTTCCCAGGTATTATGGCCTCGACAAGTTCGGCCCGCCGACCACCGACACCCGGCCCCCCTGTTCTCCTGCTCCTGGGATCAATTTTACTGGAAAATTACGAGTCACTACACGACAGCCAGAGGCTCTCGCTGCAGGAGTCGCCGCTTTCAAGGAAAAGGGCGGCGGCGTTTTGTCCCTTCCATGCGGATTCGGGAAAACTACGGTCGCCCTGGCTCTTTCGGCACAACTGAAAGTCCGGACCATGATCGTCGTCCACAAGGAGTTCTTGGCGAATCAATGGGTCGATAAAATTAAGGAGTTTTGTCCGGGAGCGAGCATAGGCCGGGTCCAAGGTGATTCCTTCGACACGGACAAGGACTTTGTGATCGCCATGATCCAGACGATGTGTATGAGAGAGTTCCCAGAGAACGCCTTTGACTCGATCGGCCTACTTGTGGTCGACGAGGCCCACCATATAGGCGCTCCAGCGTTCTCTCAATTTATGTTTAAAATTTGTCCCAAGTACACTCTCGGACTTACTGCGACGCCCGAACGGAAGGATGGTCTGACGCGGCTCTTGTACTGGTTCCTCGGCCCCGAGTTCTTCCGGATCGAGCGGCAGAACCAAGGGACAACACGGGTTGTGACACTCGATTACTCTTGTGATGCCTTCAAAGAGGCCCCGCCCGTAACGCGCTTTGGCCAGATTAACATGGCCGGTATGATTAACGTCCTGACTGAACTCGAGGGCCGGAACCAACTCATACTTCGGACGGCCGAGGAGGCGCTCGCGCTCGGACGGCGCGTCTTGATTCTTTCGGATCGCCGGGAACATTGCCTTTGGTTGCAAAAGCAACTTGGCTCTAAGTCCGGACTTTACATAGGCGGTATGAAGGAGGCTGACCTGGCAAAATCGGCCGAGGCTCCGGCCGTCATCGCGACGTTCCAATTGGCCCATGAAGGCCTCGACATCCCTGCGCTCGATACGGTCATCCTTGCGACGCCCAAGTCGGACATCAAGCAGTCCATAGGGCGCATCATGCGTGAAACCGCCGGAAAGGCTAATGATCCCCTGATTTACGACGTAGCCGATCATTGGTCCGTGTTCTTCGCCATGTACCGCAAACGCATGAAGGTATACCGCGAGGGCGGCTTCGAAACAGGGGTGGGTGGGGAAGAGCCGGAGGAGACCAAGGTGTTCGGCAAGGGCGTCTGTCTATTTTAGAACGATCCGATCGCGCGTGTACTTTGGTAAAAAAGCTGCGAGGTAATTCCAGTACGAGCTCGCTCCCAGAACCTCGAAGAAGGCTAAATCCATACCCTGATTCGCGGCTTGGACGACGTACTTCATAAAGGGCCCAAAATTGAGTTCCTCGAACGAAAAATCACGAAGATCGAGCTTTATGACGAGGATCCTGTTGTCCTGGGTTATGATGTCGTGCATTTCTTTCGTGGCCTCGAGCGTCTCTGTCGCGAACAGGTTGGCGTCCTCGATCGACGTGGGCTGTTCGTCAAGATATCCTCTACCGGAAATCTTGAGGAACAGGTGGTCCTGGTTGCTTTTAAGGCGGTACCAGGTTAAGAACCTGTACTGGCCCATCCTAATTGTTTGGACTCTTATTTTTCACTTATCGCATCGCATCGGCCAATCCTAGAAGGAACACGCCACCCACGAAGAACATAATCAGGTAATTACACTCGGTCGCGTCACGCTCTATCGTTTGTGGGGCCAGGGCCCGCTGGACCTGTTCTGGAACATAGGATGGCGGTTTCGGGGCCACCGGATCGTCAAATGGTGCGTATGAGAGCACCATCTCACGTTACTTTAGCGTAACAAAATTTTAGTGAGAATCACAGTCGTGAAAACCACCAGGAACACGATCCAGAACCAGACCGGAAACCCGTTCCATATGCTGGTGAACGTCAGGCCCTGAGGCGACGCGCAAAAAAACCCGGCGCGCCAATTCCCGTGCGTGCCGTTCTGGGAACAGCAGTTCAGACCCTTCGGATCGCCCTGAGTCAACTTGTCGTCTTTAATACAGTCACCGGACGTGCCAGGTGCTATGGGTGGTGGCGCCTCACCAGAGTCCGGCAGAGCCTGTTTCAATTTTCTGATGAAATCGTCCATCTCTTATTAGTACTTACAGAGAAACTTCCTTCTTGGAAGACTTGCGGCCACGCTTCTTCTTGTCGGAGCCCATGGAAACCTCGCGCGTGTCAGGGTCGCCCGCATCGATCGAGACGATGTCCGAGACGGACTCGGTGTCACCACCGCCGCCCGAGCGTGTCGCCTGGGGCATGCCTGGGCCCATCATATTCATCAGGGAACCAAAATCCATACCCGGTCCGCGCATCTCGCGGCGGGCATTAGGGCCGCCCTGAGTCTGCTGCTGCTGGTTGTTGTTCGTGCGCTCGACAGCCGCGACCATGTTGCGCATCAGCTCTGGGTTCTGCTGCATCACCTGGTTCACATTCGGCACGGCCGCCTTGAACATGCTGTTCGTCAGGTGGAACATCATGGCCGAGCCGCCGACCATCATAATCAGCTTGACCTCAGGTGCGACTTGGACCTTCGTCTTGTACTTGTTATACAACTCCTCAAAGACGCCGTCGTAGTCCTCGACGTTCTCCATGGCGTTCTGGGACCACCCGTTCAGCTCCAGGTCGAACGGGTCAAACTTGTCGTTCAGGAACTCGAGACCGGTCACACAGGCGATCAGCATGCGACGCTGGAACTTGATGGAGCGATCGACCTCGATGGAGTAGGTCATGCGCTTGTACTCGGTCCGGACCTCCTCGATGTCCGAGTAGATCGACAGGCGCTGGCTCGAGGCGATACCCTTCTTGACGAGCCGGGCAATCTTATTCAGCAGGTCAGCCTTCTCGTCCTCGATGGTCTTGTACCCCTCGGACGGCGTGTTGTCACCACCGCCACCCTGGTGGCCCTGAGGCTCCTCATCCTCGTACTCGCCCTCACCGTCATCAAACTCCTCAGGGGGCGGCGGCATCGGAGCGGTCCGCTTTCCAGGGTTCACGAACATATCGAGACCTTCGTCTGGGGCCGAGTCACGCATGGAAGGCCCAGCGGCGCGCTTGGCGAACGGGCTCGGCCGGGCGGGCTTGGGCTTGAAGCTCACACTCTTCTTCTCAGGGACCTGGAACGAAATCTCATCCAGCAGGTTCTGTTCGTCATCATTCAACTTCATAGTTGCGCCGTCACCAGTATTGAAAGTGAGGTCCATCTCTAGAACTTTTAGAGAAAAGTCCTCGTTAGCTTTAACGCAGGGGGTCCTGAAAATAATGTTGACAAAAATCAAATGGCGCTTTACAAGGTTGCAAAGATGACGGTCCACGCTCTCATCATCGGTCTGCTCGTGGCTATCCTGGTCCTGCTGGTTCGCGGCAGCCGCTCCAGCGGCTACTCGGGCTCTGAGATCACCATCACCCCGGGCCCCAACGTCCAGAAGGACCCCAAGAGCCTGTTCGAGATCAAGCCGAACATGGAGTGCACCCCAGGCCCGAGTGAGAAGGCCGACTACTACACCCTGGGCCTGACCCCAGGTGGCCTGTGCGGCGGCTCGGTCATGGTCCGCGATCAGATGCGGGACTATGCCATCGCCGACGGAATCGGTGGCTCCCTGCTGGAGGATTAGTCTCAAAAAAACCCCTAGTATCTAATAATGAATAAGTACCAGATTCACGTTGACACGGCATCGACCTCCAACGTGACGACTGTTACTGGTTCGGCCGGTCAGGCTTCCATTTCTAAATTGAACGGGAATCCTTTCCAGCTCACGGCGATTCTCGGAAATCGCCATCGCGCAGTCCGTAGCGTTGCCCTCAAGGACGCTCAGATCCCAGTCGGGTTCTATAACGTCCGGGCCCCGTACAACAGCTTCATCTTGAACACGACGACGTACACGCTGGTCCCGGGCAACTACAATGCGACCAGCTTCATCAATGGTCTCAACGCCCTCGTGACGGCCGGCGTCGGCGAGTTCAACATCGGGCCCGTCACGAACAAGATCCAGTTCGTTTCGGCTTCGGGCTCGGTGACGTTCGGGGTCCAGCCCCTGTCCCTCGCGGCCCTCATGGGGTTCACGAACGGCCAGGTCGGCACGAACGTTACGGCGACCAACACGTACATCATCAATTTCGACGTTTACATATCCATCTGGATCGGAGAGGTCGGGACGGCCTCGCTCGACCCCATGCAGATCACGTACAAGGTGCCGGTGACCGGTGGGTCAGGCTCGATCCTCAATTACACGGAGAGCTCCAACTGGGCCCAGAAAGTCCTGTTTACGGACCGCTCGAACCGCCTGGACCGCCTGACGGTGACGGTCCTGGATCGCTTCGGAAATATCATGAATAATAACGGCCTCGACTGGGCTTTTACGCTTGAAATTGAATCGGCGAACTAAAAAACTAAGTACTAAGTAATGAACATCAACGGCACTCAGGGGAGCCCTTACCAGGGGCTCGTCCAGACGCGCCCTTATGATTTTGGGACGGACGCTATCGAACGTCAGCGTGTGTCTCTTGGTCAATCTCTGATCGACGCGGACTTTGAGTACGGCCTGCAGGCGACCAAGTGGCAGACGTACCAGGAGCTCCGCAAGTTCCCGAGCTTTTTCGAAGTTCCCGGGACGGACTTTACCGTCTCGAACGTCCAGGTCGATGGTACGCTCGGCGCGAACGTGGTCGTCTATTTTTCATCAAATGCATTTATAAACACATCGAACGTTACGACGGGATCCGTCATCTCCGTGTCCGGTCTGTCGAGTTCGGACCGCAAGTCGGGTCGGGCCGAAGGTTTCTTTCTGGTCACGAACGTGAATGCCACTGCCAACACGTGCAATTACGTCGCGCGCGGCCAGATTCTGACCAGCCTTTCGAACATTTCGACGCCTTACACCACCATCCGCAAGGGCGGCATATTCAATGCGTCCCGGATGGAGATTCCGGTCGCTTTTATCAGCGCCGATACCACCCCGGGTACGAACGTCTCTATCCGCACGTCTAACGCTCACGGCCTTGTGGCCGGTACGCCCATCACATCGAACGCTTCGGGCCTGACGTTCAACGGCAGCTTTTTCGTCTCGAACGTTCTGTCCGCCAACACCTTCAACGTCGTCTGTGACCGGACCGTGACCGTCAGTCTGGGCGCGTCGAACATTTACCCCCAGCCGTACTCGTACACGATACACCGTCCCTACGACGGCGGCGTGATCCTGGGTACGAACCAGCCTTCGCACGGCGCCGCGATCGTCCGTCAGTCCAAGAAGGTTTTCCGGTACCAGTCGGGTAAGGGCCTGCTTTGGTCTTCAGGGACGCTCTTCGCGCCCAATAACGACATCGCGGCCCTGGCCGTCTCGGGCACGACAATCACCATCACGACCGATATTCCTCACGGCGCTCCTCAGAATGGCGCGACCGTCATCATCAAGGGTGTCGCTTCACCTTCGACCATAAACGGAACGTACACGATCGCATCCGTCACAGACTCGAAAACTATTGTTCTAAATTCTACTATAAATTATCCGGGTGGCACGGTGATCCAGTTTGCCGAGCAGCCCCGATTCATCATCTCGGCTTGGCACGGCGCCTCTGTCCGTGTCGGTACGTTCGACGACCAGAACGGCATGTTCTGGGAGTTCGATGGCCAGACTCTTTACGTGACTCGTCGCACGTCGACGCTTCAGATGGACGGGTACATCCAGGTTGATCCCCTGGGTCAGCTCATGATCGGCCAGATTATCGCGACCAACGCCGGCACCATCTCGACAGCGACGGGCGTACCGGCAATTCCGCTCGGGTCTTCGAACGTGAGCGTCACGGGCCTCAACCGAACCCTGGCGGTCGGCGACTGGGCCTACACGCTCGGTGGGTACGAGTCCCTCGGCGCCGTATGGGTCACGGCGGTCCAGACGGCCTCGGCCGTCACGCTGTCATTCACGCCATCGACCGTCGCCTTCGCGGCCGCGGGCGACTTTACGTCGACGACGTTCAACACCTCGAACACGCGCTTTGCCGACCAACTCAAGGTTGACGATCGCTTCGTCATCCGCGGCATGACGCACCAGGTCATCCAGATTCAGGGCCAGGGTCTTCTCTCGTTCAACCCGCCGTACCGCGGAGCTTCGTCGATCACGGCCGCCTCGCCTATCAAGGCGTGCAAGGTCAAGGATCTGCGGACGCCCCAGAACCTGTTTAACCGCGACACGCTCGACGGCTCGGGTGCGTCCGGCTTCAAGTTTGACGCGGCCAAGATGCAAATGCTCGGTCTCCAGTACACGTGGTACGGTGCCGGTTTCGTCGACTTTATGATGCGCGGTGTCGATGGCAATTGGGTCTACGCCCATCGCATCAAGAACAACAACGTGAACGACGAGGCCTACATGCGTACGGGTAACATGCCCGTGCGTTACGAGATCGTGAACGAGACGGCCGCGGCGGCGACGACCCTGGCGACGCACATGGGACCGACCGACACGTCTATCACCGTCTCGGATTCGACACTCTTCTTCCCTTCGTCCGGAACCCTCCTCATCGACAACGAACAAGTTGCGTATACGGCCAAGACGGCCACAGGGTTCACGGGTCTGACGCGCGCGTCCCCGCTCACCTACAACGTGAACGACATCGCCCGCACGTTCACAGGTACACCCTCCTCAAACCACGCGTCCACGACGACCGTGAACCTTCTGAGCGTCACGTGCGCGCCGAGCCTTACCCATTGGGGCTCGGCTCTCCTCATGGATGGTTCATTCGACCAGGACCGCGGGTACTTTTTCAATTACGCCAACACGAACATCACATTAACCTCGACTCAAACTAAATCGGCTTTTGCGATTCGCCTCGCGCCTTCCGTGTCGAACGGTATTGTCGGGGATATCGGCGCACGCGAACTCGTGAATCGCGCGCAGATTCTGCTTCAGAAGCTCGAAATCACGAGCGACAGAACCGTCAATACAACCGGTATACTCAATCCTACCGGCGTGACATTCGATCCGGCCCAGTGGGTGAACATCAATGCGGTCGTCAACGGATCCCAGCCTAGCTTCGCCCAGATCTATCCGGGTAATTTAATCGTCGGCGCGGCACTGCCAGGTGAACGCATTTTCTCAACAATCGTCCAGGCCGCTAATCAGAATAATCTCGACCTGACCGGCCTCAAGGAGATGTCCAACTCGGTCATCGGTGGAAACCAGCAATTCCCCGACGGACCTGACGTGCTTCTCGTTACGATCACTAACATCACAACCAACGCTGCATTGGTTCAAGCAAACCTCTTCTGGGGCGAGGCGCAGGCCTAGGGACCGAGTCTCTTGGGAACCGCAGGCGTGATCCAGCAGAGTAAATAAGATCTGCGATCTTACTAGAGATGCCCCAAGAGTATATCGTCTACTCAGACTCAAACAATAGGGATCAAATTTTATTTCCAAATTCAAACAATTACACTTTGCACCTGACGACCCCGATCCGGAACGTCTCCAAGGTTGAGCTCCTGACGGCCATGTTGCCCGGTATGAATACTTCACAGTTCATAACGCTCGACATTCTGGAACTCCGGACGCCGACGCACCTTACGGCCGATTCCCTCCAGGCCCGTGGGACGAGCAATCTGATGGTCCCGACGGCCAACGCCTTTTACGGGTCGTTCGCGACGATCCCCATCAAGGTCCAGGGTAACGATGAATTCTACAATGCGAATTATCGGATCACCACTGAATTTCCATCTAGAATTGATAAGATAGATCGATTGACAATAACGTGGCGTCAGCCGAATAACGGAAGCGTCTTTTATGACGCCTCTGGGGCAGGAAGCGACCTCGGTCGAAACATGTTCTTACTCCGCTTCGAAGCGGAGCACGTCCCGATTAACCCAGAACGGCCAGTGAGTCTCCCTCCGCCCGTACCATGGGAAGGCACGGGCGAAAAGCAAAAGCTTATGATACTGGTCGGCGTCGCGCTGCTCGGCCTTCTAGTTATAATCTCGATCAAAAATAGAAAACACCATGTGTGATAGCATCGCCAATGGGGGGTACATACCGACGGTCATTAGCATACCGCCGTGTCCGCCCTCGAACGTGATTATCGCTTCAAATGTCCTGTCTACAACCGGGAACGTCCTGTGTGCTAACATCATCTCAGGGGACGGAACCTTTACAGGGAATCTTCTAGTTACAGGTACTATTAATGGTCTATTGACTTTTTCGGTCCTTAATGTGAGTCAGACTGTCAACACGAATTCACTAGTCAGCAAGTCCTACTTGGGGAACGGGTATGGTCTCTCGACCCTGAATGCCTCGAATCTCCTTGGACTAATTTCAAACACGAATTTGCCTACGACAGGAGTGACCGCAGGTCTGTACGGCTCGAGCGCCAATGTCTCCCAGGTGACAATTGACCAGTACGGCCGGGTCACGGCCGCGTCGAACGTATCATTCACAGGCTCGTCACAATGGACCTCGAACGCATCGAATATTTATTACCTCAGCAACGTCGGCATAGGAACGTCATTTCCGCAGTACAACCTGGACGTCTCCGCGGGTAATATGGCGGCCAGGACGCTCGTGACGTCGAACATTTCGTCGCTCGGTTTGTACGGCCCCGTTCTGAATGTGAATAGTAACGTAATTATCACTGCAGATTTGGCTATAGCTGGATTGACTGCACCATCGCTCTCGACAGCACCTCCGTACGCACTCACAGTCTACGGCCAGGGCTATTTCTCGAACAGCGTGTCCTACCAGAACTTTGCGGGGTACAGGAACCGGGTGGTGAACGGCACGTTCCGTGTCGCGTCTCGCGCAAACTCAATAACGGTCTCGAACACGTCATCCTTCAATTCGAACACATGGGTCGTGGATAGGTGGCGGGTGGATGTCGGGGGGCTCGCAACCTCGAACGTCTCTTTCAGTGTGAAACAGGCCGTGCCCATAGGGGCGACCAACGGGTTTACTCAGTGTGCGAACGTCTACGTGATTCGTGGTCTCACCGGAACGACCGGGAACACATGGGTCTGCCCCCTGAGTCAGACGATCGAAGCTTCATTCATCTTCGATTTCAAGTATGGTCAGACAAATGCAAAACCGGCCGTCTTTTCGTTCAGTGCAAACACGTCCGTCGCCGGGGACTACTCGGTCGTCTTCAGGTCGCGCCAAGACAACACATACTTTGCGAACCTCGTGAGCATTACGGCCGGGACGTGGTCGGAATATATCATTTACTTGCCAGCGTGCATCATAGGCACTTGGGCATCCAGCTTGACCGACGGGTACTTGGACGTGCTTATAGGCGGCGTATCGTACGGAACGAACAGCAGTAACAATAGGGCCGTCGCGGTGACTTCGGGGTGGACGGCCAGTCCTGGGTTCGCACCCGTCTCGTGTATCGGGGCGACGAAATGGCCCGCCTCGGCCGGGACCCGTTTGCAAATCACCGGACCTCAAATAGAGGAGGGGACGATTGCAACACCATTCGAGGTTCGCCCACTGACGCAGACGCTCGTCTATTGTCAGAGATTCTACGAGACGAATCCTGACACTCAATACGAGGCCGCACTCATATCGGGCCGCATATCATCGGTCCCGTTCGTCGTCACGAAGCGCGTCCATCCAAACGTATCGGTCTATACAACCCTATCAAATTTAACGGCGAACACGAACATCAGTAGGTTCACATCGATCACGGCCGGTGGATCCTATGCGAATACGGCCATCACAAGCTACGTAACCTCCGATTACGGATTCACGTTCAGTTTCACACAGGGCGGAGGATCGAACCAGATTGACGAGGCTCAGTTTGTGTGGCAGGCTGACGCGGAGATTTACTGATCCCGCGTCCAGACCAAGACTCTTAATTTCATTATAAAATTCAATGGACTTCTTCATTTCCAACGGAGAACTCTGTTTGACCGACCCCGAACACACATTTGAGCGCGGTAACCTCTCGAGGGCCGCGTACCGTCACATGTGTGCCCGGATCCAGAGTAATTTTGATCCGAAATTAAGCCCCGAGGAGAACTGGGCCATGGCCGAAGCCGCATGGGACAATTTAAGTCCGGAATTGCAGGGCCACCTTCACATCATGAGCCACAAGGAGGTTCAGAACGGCGATGACATCCGTCAGGGGCTCTTGGCGACCCTCACATCGTACCAAGGCGCTCAATTCATCAAGGACCTTTTTGAGTCGGCGATACGTTGTGTCGACTACAAATAATTCGCAGGTACTAGTAGATGTCGACGCCGACGACCCCCCAGTCGACGTACTTTGGGGACGTCAACGTCTACGGGAACACGACCATGAGCGGGACGCTCGCGGTCCTCGGGACTCCCGCCCTGTTCTTTTCCAACTTGGGCGTCGTCACAGACGGGACTTCACTCATAGGGACCAGTGTCACGCCCTTCCAGTACGCGTGGACGACCGCCGCGAACACAACCTCGGCCAACGTCACGTCCATCTTTGGACCGGTCGGCGTCGCAACCTCTGTAGCCGGTGCGACCGTGACCGTCCTGGGGAACGTCGTGGTCTCGAACTCGGTATCGACGACCAATGTTAACGTCACGACCTCGATCAACACGGGCTCGGTCATGAACGTCAACTTTGTGACCGGCCCGGGAGGCGTCGGTGTCGGGACGAACGTATTGGGTGGCGCGGCACTGGCCGTCCTCGGGACCATGAACGCCGTGACGAGTTTTCAGGCGGCTAATCTGATCCTTTCCGGGACGCTCAATGTCGGCTCGGCGAACATCTTTTCGATCGCGACGACGAGCATACGCGTCGTGACCGGCGGCGCGACCCTCACCGTCCAGGGGTTCGCGACCGTCTCGAACGCCGTCACGACGACCAACGTCTATGCGACGGTGAGCGCGAACGTCGCGAGGCTCAATACAGGCTCCCTCGTGAATTCGACGGGCTTTTTCGGTTTCGGGACGGCGGCCGCATCGAACACGAACGCGTACGTCCTGGGCGATCTCGGATCCTCGAATGCGATCGTGGCACCGGTCATGACCTCGGACGGACTCATCGCGACCAGGCGAATCAACGTCGCGACGGTCGTGGCTCGGTCCAACGTCGGGGTAGGCGGCGCGCCAGTCCAGAGTGGGCCGTCACTTTCTGTGACCGGTAACGTCTTCCTTTCGAACGCATTCACGACGCCCCAAGTCTTTGCGGGCTTTATGAACGTTTCGAGCCTGTCAAACATCGTCACGGGCCTGGCGACGAGCAACGTCCTCATAGGCCGGGCTGCAAATCTAAATTCCGGGTTTAACCTTTCGGTCGGCGGGAACGTCGTGATTTCGAACGCGCTCCAGACGACCGGTGTCACGGCCAATCTCATCAACGTTGGTGCGTCGGCTAATTTGCTCGCTCTCGTGAATGCGTTCGCAATAGGAACGACGACCCTATTCCCCGAGGCTTTCATGTCGGTCAACGGAAACCTGTTCGTGTCGAACACGCTCACCATAGTCACGGCAAACACTACGCGAAGCAATGTGACCCAAAATGCAAATGCCGTCACGATCACGGCCCGGACGAGCGTTGGTATCAGTACGGCCGCGGACGCGACGGGCTCGACTCGATTGCTCGTCCAGGGTAACGCTTTTGTGTCGAACGCTCTGACGGCCTCGAACGTCTTTGCGACGACCAGTGCGAATATCCTGACGCTCAACACGGGCTCCATCTTCACGACCGCCACGGGGTTTCTAGGGATCTCGACGACGGCCCCCTCCGGGACGGCCCTGTACGTCCCTGGAAACGTCTATGCCTCGAACGCGCTCACGACCACGACGATCGCGGTCACGAATTCGAACATCCTGGCATCGAACGCGATGACGGTGTACGTTTCTTCGAACATCGGAATAGGGACGGCCGCACCAGTCTCGACGACGTGGACGCCGACGGCCGGTCTCACGACCGTACTACCGGTCGGCGCAACAAGTGCGTACGTCGCGGCCTATTCACTCAGGGCCCTGAACGGAACGACGGCCCTCACGGCCAACGTCGCCAGCCCGGTCGCCGAGTTCCCGCCGTACGCCATGACGAGCGCGACAACCTCCCTTGCCGGGTACTCGTTCGGTGGCGCTGGGTCGTATAGCGCGACAGCCTCGTCAGAATTTACGGCCGGCCAGGCGGCTTATTTTGCGTTCGACAAGACGCCCGGTTCAGGAGCGACGAATTACTGGTCGTCGAGTTCTGGGACATATGACGCGGCTACGGGCCTCCTCTTATCGGCTTCGTCACTCGGCGGCTACGCGGGCGAGTGGCTCAAGATTCAATTTCCTTCACAAATTTACCAGACATATTACTCGATCCAGGCCCGGACTGATATAGGTCAGCAAAGTCCGAACACGTGGGTCGTGCTCGGCTCGACCGACAATT